CCGGAGGCGATCGACATCCTATTCGAGCATGTCAACTTCGGCGAAGTATTAGACCCTGCCTGTGGAGAACTGCAGCGGATCGTCGAGGCAGCTTGGCGCCACGGCTACGACGCCATGGGGACCGACATTATCTTCGGCGCAGACTTCCTCGACAGTACCGACTGTGACAACCACGACATCGTCACCAACCCGCCCTACGGCGGTCGGAGCGGGCGCCTGGCGCGGGAATTCATCGAGCATGCCCTGGAGCTGACCGAAGGGCACCAGGGTCGGGTGGCCATGCTGCTGCCGGTCGATTTCGATTCCGGCAAGACGCGCCTGCATTTGTTTCAACACCCGGCCTTCGCGCTCAAGCTGATCCCGGTCGATCGCATCAAATGGTTCGATGGTAAATCCGGCTCGATCAATAATGCCTGGTTCGTCTGGTGCTGGCGGCACAACGGCCCACCGATCCTACGCTACACCAGGATCCCAGTGTGAAGAACCCACCAACCCTGGCGGATGCTCTAATCGCGGAATCGTATAGCCGCAAGATGCCGCCGCATGCTGTGCAGCACATCCGCGCCATCGTCCCGGCACGCAAATTTGTCGTCGACGATGACATGTGCCGCTACTGGGCCGACGCTGAAATGGCGCTGCTGACAAAGGGCAGCTACAAAAAATGCCTGCGCATGCTGGACCTCGCACGCATGCAGGCACGGTTGCCGCACGGCCTGACATGGATCGAGCACAATCCACGGGCGTTTCGCGAGCGGTCATTGCAGCAGGGATTTGTGATCAAGCCAGGCATGCGTACCGCTTTTCGCCGCGGCTGGTTACTGGAGCAACATCCCCATATCGACGTCGCGATCCGTTGCACCGAGTTCACGGCACACGATAATTTGGGCGATCTGCAAGGTAACTATTTTCGCTTTGCTTGGGTGTGCGACGACGCCACGCCAATGCCGTGGCCGCGCGCTGACTATCCAGCCGACTGGCTGCAAGTGAGACACAATCGCGATAGCTCCAACATGGCAAAGGTGCCGGAGGCTTTTAATCGCGACAGCCCCAAAGCGCCAGATGATTTCATGTGGACTGAATCGGAACTGCTGGCTGGCATGGCCGGATTCATCACGCCGCAAGTCGCGTTGACGATCGGCGGCAGCAAGGAGTTCCTGTCGACTTACAGCGGTAAAATGACACCAAGGGAATTATGGAAAATACGAGCATCGTGCCGGGCGCTGTGGATGTTGCTGGCAATGATCAACGATCTCCCGACCACCGTAGAATCTATCATGCCCAGCAAGGGCTATGTCGCGCGCGGCAGCTACAAGAAATTCCTCAAACACTCGATCATTCATCTCAACGTACCCGAGAATGTGTGGCGTAAATTGATTGCCAAGACCGTCGCAATCCTACGCCGACGCGCGCACCAGGTCCGCGGCCACTGGCGACTGGACTATCGTCATCCGCTTAGCGGCAAGTGCGAGCATAACTGGCACGTCGAAGAGCGAGCGTTACTCTGTTCGCGTTGCGGCGGCGCTAAGCTGTGGATCGCGGAGCATCAACGCGGCGACGCCTCGATTGGTTTTGTCACCCACGATTACTCAGTGGAGCACAAAAATGCTTAGCCCCGATCGTCCACGGCGCGAACTTCTATTCGACGTCGAAAGCCGCAGCACCTACGATGTCACCGACGTTGGCCCGTACATTTACGCCACCCATCCCACCACCGAAATCCAGTTCTTCACCTATGCCGTCGACGACGGGCCGATCCTGATCTGGCGCCGCGGCGACCCGCCGCCGCAGCCGTTCATCGATGCCGCCGAGAACATCGACACCTGGACCATCTACGCCCACAACGCCGGCTTCGACCGCCCCATGCACGAGCACATCCTGGTCAAGCGCCACGGCTTCCCACCGCTGGCGCTGGAGCAGTGGCGCTGCACCATGGCGCAGGGCCTGGCGGCGGCGCTGCCGGGGCGGTTGGAGCGCCTGGCCAAGGTGCTCAACCTGGAGCACCAGAAGGACAAAGCCGGCAGCCGGCTGATGAAGCAGATGGCGAAGCCGCGCAAGCCGCGCAAAGGCGAGGACCCCACAGCCACGCTCTATTTTGACGACCCCGTACGCATGGCCGGGCTCGAGGATTACGGCGTCAGAGACACCGCCGCCATGCGCGAAGCCCATTACGGCCTGCCGGATCTGATCCCGTTCGAGCAACAGGTCTGGCTGCTCGATCAGAAGATCAACGGTACCGGGTTCTACCTCGACCAGGAGCTGGCGCTGGCGGCCAACAAGATCGCCGAAGACGCCAACCCGATCATCAACGCCGAGCTGACCCAGCTCACCAATGGCCAGGTCACCGCCTTCACCCAGGTCGCCAAGCTGACCGAGTGGCTGGCGCAATGGGTGCCGGTGGAATCGCTCAACAAGGCCACGATCGAGGAGCTGCTCGACCAGGAGCTTCCCGAGCACGTCCGGCGCGCCCTGGAGCTGCGCCACCTCGGGGCCCAGGCCGCGGTCGCCAAGGTCGACGCGCTGCTGCAGCGCCGCTGCCCCGACGGTCGGGTCAGGGATTGCTTCGTTTACCACGCCGCCGGCACTGGCCGCTGGTCCTCGCGAGGCGCCCAGGTCCACAACCTTAAGCGGCCACAGACCGATTTCAGCAAGGACGAGGGCGCCGAGCTGCGGCGCGCCATCGAGATCATCGGCAGCGGCGACCTCGCCTTGGCGCGGGAGCATTACGACAACCCGCTCTCGGTCATCGGCGACTGCATCCGGGCCATGATCGTTGCCGCTCCCGGCCACACCCTGATTGGCGGTGATTTCTCCGGCATCGAGGCGCGGGTCACCGCCTGGATCGCCGGCGAGAAGAGCAAGCTCGACGTCTTCCGGGCCTATGACGAGGGCCGCGGGCCCGACCCGTACGTGATCTTCGCCGCCTCGGTGTTCACCCGCGACCCGGAGGAGCTGTCCAAGGCCTACAAGGCCGGCGACCCGGTGGCGCGCGAGCAGCGCCAGATCGGCAAGGCCGGCGAGCTGGCGTTCGGATTCCAGGGCGGAGTAAAGGCCTACCGCCGGTTCTCTCCGGGCGGAGCACCGGCGGCGACCACGGCGTCGCAGTCGGCCTGGATGAAGCTCCACGGCGCCTTCGACCGCACCAAGACACCGCTGGCCGGCACGACGACCGAGTTCACCGACCTCGAAGTCAACCGCATCAAGAACACCTGGCGCCGCCTGCACCCCAACGTGGTGCGGTTCTGGGACAATATCGATCGCGCCACCTACAAGGCGGTGACCAATCCGGGATGCACGGTGACCTTCGGCAACCTCTCGCTCATGTGCGATGACTCGCCGATGTTATGGCTGACACTGCCGAGCGGACGCTCGCTGGCCTATCCGCACATCCGCAAGACTCGAGCGTTCTTTTTCGAGGGCAAGATCGTCGAGCACGAGCGTGGCGAACATTGCGTGCTGTTCAAGGACGCGGCGATGGGGCAGTGGCGCGACGTCAAGGTCTATGGCGGCCTGCTCACGGAAAACATCGTGCAGGCGATCGCCCGCGATCTCCTGGCCGAGGCCATGATTCGCGTCGACCGCGCCGGGTTTCGGATCGTCGCCCATGTGCACGATGAGATCGTGATCGAGGTGCCGAAAGCGAAGGCCGCGGCCGCGGAGGTCACCTTCACCAAGCTGATGTCGCAGTGCCCGCCATGGGCCAAGGGACTACCGATCAAAGTCGGCTCCTGGAGCAACGAACGCTACATCAAATGAGGAGAAACAATTCATGAGTCCGAAAGCCAACAGCGTCCGCGTCACAAACAAATAAACATTCGCTTGACAACCCGTATGCCTGTCGCCAAAGATCGCGCGATGAATAGACTAAGAATATGCGTCGTGTGTGGCGGCAGCTTCCACTTGTTATCACGCAAACTGACGTGCTCGGACAAATGCCATCGCGAGCGCAAACGCACGGCGGCTTATCGCGAGCACAAACGCGCGCAAGACTGCGCCTATCGTGAAGGGCCTATGCGCGAGCAACTTCTTGCAGGCAAACGTGAATGGCACGCGGCCAATCGCGAACGGATCCAACAGCAGAAACGCGAATATCGCAAAGCCCATCGCGAGCAGATCAACGCATCCAAACGTGTGCCTGCGAGATGGCTGACCTGCGTAGTGTGTGGCGGTGAGTTTCAAACCAAAGTCTCACGAAAACTGACCTGCTCGGCCGCATGTGCTCGCAAGCGCAAACACACGGTCCGCGACGAAGCGCATCGGGACCAGATCGTCGCGCAGAAACGTGCATGGAACGCAGCGCATCGTGAGCAAATCAAAATATCGAACCGCAGATACATAGAAGCCAATCGCGAGCAGATCAACGTACGCCGACGTGACTCACGCCATCATCATCAGGAGTGGGTCAATGCGGTGTTTCCGCCTCGTCCACCGTGCCCTCGAGTCAACGCGGCCCCATCCAGCCATCAGCATTATCGGGAATGGATTAATGCAGTATTTCCACCTCAGGCAAAGGGAAGGCGCGGCGGCAAGCGACCGGGCTGCGGGCGACCCAGAAAGGACGTTACGCTGCCATTGAAGACCTGCATAGCGTGCGGCAAAAAGTTTCGGGCTAAGCGAAGTACTTGTTCGAAAGCTTGTTACCGTAGCTACGTCTATCAACCCTTACCGAAACCTTTGCCGGAACGGCGCGGTGGCTGGCGCCCAGGCGGCGGGCGTCCCCGAACGAACCCGTTGACGTCGCATGTTGCGGCGTGGAAGTGGCACATTGCTGGGCTACCGCCGTCAGTGCAAGGGCGCGGTGGCGTGCGCCCAGGAGCAGGACGCCCCCGAACGAATCCAGTCGGATACGAACGCAAGCTCCAAATATCCTACGCAGTCCTCAAGAAACTCGGCATCCCACTGGAACATTTGCCGACGCGATACCAGCAAATGCGCGTCGCATATGAATCACTGAAGCAGCTTGGTGTATTGATACCAGAAGAGAAAGGAAACTAAACATGACGGATATCCACCCCAACATTGGCACGCTGGGACAGACACGCTCGACTTGGCGCGATGATAATCATCTACGCGGTTTGCTGCTTCGGTTGGTTATAGAAAACCCGCAGGCCAACCGCGAGGAGTTGGAAGCACTTTATCTTGACAAAGCCGAGTCGAACTCAACGCTAGTCGAAGAAGCACTTCGCCGCTCCTTTGATAACGACTATTGGCAGCTACAAAGGCCAGCGAAACGACGACGTCCGCTGATCGAGGCCGAAGTTACCGCCGTGACAGAGCAGCTCCGAGTCGTCGTGCTGCTGGATCTGGTCCTGCCCAATGGCAAGAAACTACGCGAGTGCTCCGGCCAAGAATGTCGACAGGCAGGTGGTTGGTTAACAGCGGTAGCTGACCGTATTGGCAATCGCGGCATTGTCGGCGAGAAACTTAGTGAGGCTGAAGTTGCCGCGCTTTATGCCAACCCGAAGAGCAAAAGGAAAAAAGACAAAGACTGACGCGGCGAAAGCGAACTTATCAGCAAGCGGACATGGCGGCCTCGTCGTGTCCGTTTTTTTTTTCACTTGACACGGTTAAAGCTTGGCTTTAAACAGCCACCTACCAGTCAACGTCACCGTCAAAACACAGAGAACCGTCATGAAGACCTATCGATTCACCCGCCGGCTCGCCGACGGCTCGGTCTATATCCTCGGCCACGCCGTGCAGAACGAGGCCGGCTGGCGCTTCCTCCCCAACGTCTCCGGCCGCAGCCCCAGCCGCAAAGCGCACAAGTCCTTGGAAAAATGCCTGCCGCGCTGGGTCGGTTATCCCGACTATTGCCAGAGCGAGGTGGTCAGCCGTGGCTGATTTCATGTGCCAGTACGGCAACTGCGAAGAGATCTGTACGCCGATCCTCATCAGCAACAAGGTGACGCTGGAGCGTGCGCGGTTCTGCTGTCGCGAACATGCCGCACTCTACCTCCTGCGCGACGCCTCCATGGCAACCTACGACCGCGTGCAGGAACAATTCCGGAAGGATTTCCCGTGACCCACCACCGCGGCACTCCGACATGGCGCCACGACTGCACGCGCTGCCGTTTCCTCGGTCAGACCATCGGCGGCGGCAAGCTGCACGATCTCTACGCCTGCGACCGGCCCGGCGATATCGACCAGAAGCGCTCGCCAAGCCTGATCGCCCGCTACGGCAACAACGGGTCGGAGTATTATTCCATCGACGCCAACTACGCCCATGCCACCGGCCACGCCGAGCTGTTCGCCGCGGCCTGGCTGTGGCGGGTCAGCGAGGAGGAGTGAGTCATGGTTACGCTCACCGTGAACGAACTGATTGCGTCCATTCCCGAGAAAGAAAAACAGAGGTGGGCATCAGATCTCATAGACGCTCTTTATAACGGCGGGTTCAACCCAGCAGATTGGAATCCGGAGGAAGGACAAAGTTCTCTCGAACAAACCATCCTGCAAAATTGTCTGGATGGATGGATTTTTTATCGTTTCTTCCAGCATCTTGAGTTCCCCATAACCGTGACCGTCGACGAGGAGCCAGAGGAGCAATAGCCATGTCAGCCGACACCCCAGCCTCCTGTGACATACGTGCTCCGCGTGCCGGCGAATTCTTTCGGGTCAATCCTGATCCGGCCTTCCACACCGACGTCGCGCTGGTGCGCGATCCCGAGGACAACAAGCTGTACAAAATTGCGCCGGAGCTTGTGCCCGAGGCGATGGAGCGCATCCCCGATAAGGTCAAGCATTGCACTATGTTCTTGGCACAGAACCAGGACGGCGAGATATTCCTCTGGCCGGTCGAGAAACCGGTCCCGACCGAGCACCCAGTATACCGAGCAATGACCGAGTGGATTTCAATTCGGCTGCAATCCTAACAGGAGCAAACCTATGTCAGTCGTCACACCAGCCTTCAAGCAGTTCGGCGAGCGCAAGCGGCCAGGGTTCTCGCGGCGCAGCCGCGAGACCTCCGTGGGCGCGTCCGAAATCGGTCAATGTGAGAGGAAGATCGGCTACGAGAAGCACGACGCCGATCAGGACGAAGAGTTCATCCGGACCTGGGGCGCGGCGCAGCGCGGCATCTCGATCGAGAAATCATTTTTCGTGCCGGCAATGAAAAAATTCTACGGCGAGAACTTCATCGCCGCCGGTTCGAAACAGAAGCGCCTGGTCGACGGCAACCTCTCGGCCACGCCGGACGCGCTGCTGGTCAACCAGCCGCGCAATCTCCTCGCCGGCCTGATGGTGCCCGACATTGGTCCCTCCGGATGCGTGGCGGTGGAATGCAAGACCGTGGACCCGCGCGTGAACCTATCACGGCCCAAGCCCGAGCACATCTTCCAGGTCGTGGTGCAGCTCGGCTTGTTACGCAAGCTCACGGAGTATCAGCCGGACTACGCGCTACTGAGCTACATCAATGCTAGCTTTCTGGATGACGTCGTCGAGTTCGTGATCGAGTTCGATCCAGCGGTATTCGCAGAGGCGTACAAGCGCGCCGACCGCATCATCAACGCCACCGCGGCGGCGCAGCTCAAGCCCGAAGGCTGGATTGCCAGTGGCGGTAGTGAATCCGGCGAGTGCAAATACTGTCCGTACGCCACCGCATGTAGGGCGCTGCGTGGCGACGTCCCACCAGGAATAGACAAGCTCGGCTTTAACGACCCGCAGTTCATCGCCGAACTCACCGACCTGGCATACCAGGAACGCGACCGTCACGCCGCAGTGAAGGAGGCCGACGCCTTGCATCGCGAGGCGCAAGAAAAAATAAAAGAGCGGATGCGCGAACGCAGCTTGCGGACTCTGAAAACTTCCGACATCAATGTGGTCTGGTCGACCGTCAAAGGTCGACCTTCGTACGACTGGCCAGGCATTCGCGCCGCAGTCGCTGAAGCTGGACTTGACCTTTCTCCCTACGAAACCACCGGGGAGCCGAGCGATCGGCTGTCGGTTACTGTCACTAAACGCGACCGCTTGGTGAAGGCTGGATGACCGTTGAACTTGGGCAGGTATTCCATCGGCTCGTAGTTGTCGACTGGGGTTTCAAACCGAAAGACCGGCCGCGGCAAGTAGAGTGTGAGTGTGCGTGCGGCAATATCTGCTTTGTTCGAGTTGCAGATTTAACTCGTAACGGTGGACAATGGCAGAAGTCATGTGGCTGCTGGAGAGTTGATTTTGGTAAACAAAAGAAAACTCACGGTCTAACTAGGAAAATTCCAGAGTACAACATCTGGAAAACAATGCATCAGCGGTGCTCTAATCCGAAGGCTGCAAAGTACAAAGACTACGGCGGTCGAGGGATCAAAGTCTGTAAGCGATGGTTCGGCTTCCAGCACTTCCTCGATGATCTGGGCCGCCGGCCATCGGCAGAACTTTCACTTGATCGTATCGATAACGATGGCGACTACGAACCTGGCAATGTACGATGGGCTACGGCTGTTGAGCAGGCAAACAACCGTAGACGAATAAAGATCGCCTGAGCGTCAGCGTCACGAAAAAAGATCGACTTATTACCAAGCGTGCGTCCTGAATCTGTGCGTCATCCCGAGGCGCAGATGTCATCGTCAACTGAAGGAACTTTAAATTATGGCTACGAACGGAAACAACGGTAACCTTCCCGCCATCCCCACCGGCTCCGATCCCTGGAGCGACTACGCCTCCGAGGCCAACGCCCGCGGCCCGATCCAGGGCCTGCTCCTGCGCTTCACCAAGCACGGCGAGTACAAGGCTGGCCAGGACGGCGAGGAGGTGCCGGAAGGCACGCGCATGCTGGTCTACATGCCCGGCCTGCAGCGTGGCTGGGTCAAATGGGAGGACCAGAAGCCGATCCGCCACATCATCGGCCTGGTGGCCGAGGGCTACAAGCCGCCGCCCCGCTCGACGCTGGGCGACATGGACGAGACCGACTGGCCGATGTTGAACGGCCGTCCGATCGATCCCTGGCAGAATACCAACTACGTGACCATGCTGGACGAAGGCGGCCAGATCTACACCTTCGTCACCGCCAGCAAGGGCGGCCTCTCGGCGCTCGGCGAGCTGGTCGACCAGTATGCCAAGCGCCGGCGGATGAAGCCGGACGAGATTCCGGTGATCGAGCTGCACGCGCGTTCCGACCAGCACAAGGAAT